GCCAGCCAACCGAAATCGCGGTCGGGAACCATTCTTGGCATTTAGTGTCTGCTGGTACTGCGACTACGGTCGTAGACGGCTGGACAGTTGTCGTGGTGCTTGTCGTCGTGCTGGTCGTAGACGTTAATTCGACTGCCCGTTCTATTTGTTGCTGGGGTGTTAAGTCTTGCAATGTGATCGTTGCCCTGGGTGCAATGGTCAGGTCGGCAGTTGTTTCTTGTACGCCTGTGATTGCCCACAGTGCGCACAGGGCATACGTTGATATTGCAATTATTGCTAGTCGTTTAAGGTTCATTTAATAGTCCTCTGTTAGGTCCGCAACTGATTTGCGGGTGCTGAAAAAGCCTTCAAATATTGGGTTTTCTTGCATGATCTCTCGAGCCATGAAAGCGCGGTAATTGTTATTAAATTTGAAGTCACTGGTCGGATCGTTGGTCGTCGCGTGTTGGTAACGCAAGACTTCTACTAGGGCCGCGATGCCGTAGTGCGTGTGCCCTTGAATATGCAGCTTGTAAACCATCTGCAGTAGTGCGGGCATAACCCACGGGTTTGCCTCTTTGAACGCTTCATACTTGAGCCGTTCAGCCGGAACGTCTAGTTCCGCTAAAAGTGATAATTGCATCTTTCCTCCTGAGTCGGGTTTCCGAGGTCGGGAGTAGGTTTACCGACTCACAGGTCGGTAGTCAAGTCATTGCCCAAAGATCGTTTTGAAACTCTGGTCAACTAGGGCCACACTGTCGGCGTGAGCAGGGTCTATCTCAATATGGGTCCAGTCGGCTCCAGGGGTGCCACCGTTGGCTTTGTCGGTCCAAACTTTCCAGGCGTCACGGTCGCATCTCCAGCCCGCACCCCATTTTCCACACTTCAGCGGGACGCCCGTACCGTCGTATGAGTGCAGCTCCTCCAAACCGAGGAGATCAGCGTGAGCGACTAGAAATTCGTTTAAGGCTTTGCGTTGCTCAACCGTTCCCTTTAGGTCTATTGCTCGCCAGGTGGCGTGTACGGACTTTTTAGACGGGTCTGAGCGCATCCCACGGTCAGCGTAGATACCAATGTTTTTGACACCAAACAAAAATTCGCAATAATCCAAAAACTTGAGGGTTCCCATACGGCGCGTGTTGCCTCGAGCGTCGGTTGATCCTGTGTAATTACGCTTCGTCATGTTTGTCCCTATCTTTCAGGCCGTTGGAGGCGAGGATTCCTGACAGTGCTCCGGTCAGAAACAACATCATGGGGGAAAGTAATGACCAGGCGCTTTCATCGTTTGGTGACACATCTAAGGGCTGTACGACAAACAGTAAGCCGTAAAGCAGAGCTGCGGTACTGAGAACAAACGTTGCTGACAACGTGATGCCGACAATCAAAATTAGGCGTGCTTTGATTTCGCCATTAGTCATTCGTTTCATGGGTTGCACTTTGCTGATGTTGGGTGGGTTTGGCAGTTGTCTCGAGTGCGGTCGTTACAGCTGGTGACGACAAACATGAGGGCTATGGCTAGTCCTGCGATCATGGCCAAAGTTTTCATGGTGTATCTGGGAAGTCGGCTTCGGTGCTTTCGGTCCATGTGGCCGGGAAGTCTCGTAGGGCTTGACGGTAGGTTGCCCATGCTTGGCGGTCGCAAGTTGCGTCTGGTAACTGTGTCCAATCGGAAGCCGTTAACAGGCTGTTTCGGGCAAATCGCATTTGTTCGGTCAGATCGGTGTCAAGTAAAAGTCTGTAAATCATGCTGGTCCTATGTCCTCTACTAGCAAATAACCAATGTTTGTTGCGCTGGTGTTAGTGCTACTTGTGTTTGTAGAAGTAATCGTGGCGCAAACTTGCTGAGACCCTGCCGTCAAAGTTGTAATAGCCGATACGGTTCCTGCTGTTGGTCCGCCGCTTGTTGCGTTTGCAGCAAAACCTTGCGATATTTGTGTACCAGCAGTTGTTGTGCCTTTGCGCAACCTAATAAGGCTGTAACCGTTAGCGGCGTTTACTTGTAACTGAGGCGAATAGTAAGTGATTCGGTAGTAACGGTTTGCTACAGCCGTAAAAGCAGTTGACGTTATGTCTACGGCTTCAGTTGTAAAGTTTGCGGTTGCCGTATCAACGGTTAGAGCGACAATGCCTCGAGGGAAACGGTTCTGCTGTTCTGCTGTCAGGATTGCGCCCGACGAAAAATCTGTGTTTGGGTTAATAGCCATAATTCTCCTTTATGCGACTCGACTGCTGTCAAGTATTCCTAAATATGTGTCGTCCAAAATAAAACTTTGATACTGGTATGCGGGCAACAAACCTAACGTTACTTGACAGTCCGACGGTGTTGCCGAAATACGGCGACTAGCAATCACTGACATTTTGGTTTGTTCAGCGCATCCGGTCGGCGTATAGGTTATTTGAACTGGTTGCCACATCACGGATTCAATGTCAAGAATCTTGTTCCAGAATGGGGCCGCGGCGTCAGCTGCTGCCGATTGAACCATTTTAGAATTCAAACGTAATTCCTCTGGTGCAAAAGTTATTTCACCAAAACGGTTAATCCATGAATCGTTTGTGGTTTGTTGCGAAGCAGTAGACGGACTTAAAATGTATGGAAAACCTGCTTGCGTGTAGGACCTGAAACGTTGCCCATATTTTGTAGTAGACGCAGAATTAAAACTTGTGATCGTATTGCTGTTACTAACATTGGTTGTTGTCACATAGTTTGTGAGTTGGTCTTCGTCGTAACCAGTAACAAGGTCACCGATAGGCAGTTGTGTGCCCGAAACTGTTTTGTCTTTAAAAAGAAAAGTTGTTCGGTTGGCGGCGTTTCGAGTCATTGTAAAGTCAATAAGTTCGTACCCAAAAACGGGGCTAGTCAAAGTAATTGTCGTTGGAATTGCCATAGACGGCCCAATTGGAGTGACGATCAGTTGTATAGACGACGCGATTGAGTTGCCAACGTTTGCGGTAGAACAATCCACCACAAAATCGTCTGTCAGCAGTTTTGTGGTGACTGCGTAACCCGTATTTGTTCCGCCTAATGTTGGCATTTGTGCAGGGTTTGCAGATGTAGCGTTTTCGTAGAATTGCTCAATAATTGTTGAGGCAGTGCTACCAGCAAAGTTTGTGTTAACTGTTGCTGAACGACCGCCAGCAGTCAAAGCGTCAATAAACGAAATAGTCACATACGAATTTATGCCGTTATCGTCTAACGCAAAAGTGTCAACAATGCCATGAAACAGTTTAAAACTTGTTGGCACACCCCCGACCGTTGTAGTGCCGTTAATAAGTACGGCCTGATTAAACCAGTCAACTGACCCATACGTGCCACCGCCACCGGGTGTGAAAGAACCCGTGAAGTTTTTAATTAACATTGAGCCTTTACTGGTGCCGATCTCAGCCAAAGAAACCTGAGTGTTTACATTGAACGACATGACTTGAGACGTAATGTCATATGACGCGCCAAGGTTGCCAACTGTAATCGTAAACGCGGTAGTGATAGCCATTTAGACCCTTACGCCAGTCGTGGTCTGCAAAGGTATCGCACCGTTCTGTCGAGCATATTTTTGTATTGCTTTAACTACAGAATCAGGGTCGCCACCATTAACATTCACAGTTACTGTGGTTGCCGCAGTGTTAGTAGAGCTGCTAGATGAACTAGTACCAAACCCACTCATATCAAAACCAGGCGGAAGTGCGTTAGGTGCCGACCCGTGAGTGCCACGATTACGCATTGCGTTCAATTCAGGCGTGTATCCGCCAGCCGCAATAATGTTAATCATGTCAATGGCACGCTCAAGTTGACCGGTATCTACAAGAATTCGAATCTGATTCTTTTGTGTGTCCGTCAAAGTAATGGTTTCGGCAAGGTCAAGGACCATGAGTTTGGCGTCAATCAGGCCTTGCTCATAATCGGCTAATGCACCGGCGGCACCCTGGTATGCCTCAACTGCCACTTGCTTGAGTTTGTCCAATTCGTCGCGGGCTTTCTCAGACTCTGATTTCAAGTTTAGTTCGTCTTTGAATATTTGCCATTTAGTAGTTGCTAATGAAACTTGATCCTTAAGGTCCTCAACTGCCTGCTGAAGTTTGTATGTATCGTCTTTGGCGCCTTGCGCTCGACTGGCGTAATAGCCGCCATACATTTCGGCAAGGCGTTCAAACTCAAGTCTGGCAATAGCAGTTTCGTCACCTATTGAGGCCATGTACTCAACAGAGAAAGCGTCCTCAATAACACCACCAGAGCCGCGTAACAGTTCAGGAAGTTTTGCTAACAACTCAAGCAGTTGCGCGACTTTAGGAATTAGACGTTCGCCAAGGTTGATAGCCATTTTTTCAAATGAGTCTCGCAAGGTGTCCATTGCGGCGCGATAGTTCTCTGCCTTTTTGACTTCCTCTTTGTCAATAATCTTTGAGTCCTCGACATCAGCCAAAGACTTTGTGAGTTGATCGGCACCTATACCAATAAGTTCGGCCATGGACTGCCAGCCCTTGCCAAGCAGCTGCGAAGCAACCTTGGCTTTTTCTGCTGGGTCCTTAATATTCTTAAGGTGGTCAATTGTTTTGAGAAATGTTTTGTTGACGTCTAGCGCGCCAGTGTTGGTGTACTCAAGGTCAATGCCAAGGTTTTTGAATAGGTCAGGGTTAGCCCCAACCGTTTTGTTCATTCTGCCAATAGCGGTTTGAAGTTGGTCTGAACCAATGCCGATATCTCCAGCGACTTCCATCCAACGGGAGGCATCCTCAACTGCTAGTCCGGTTGCTTTAGAAAATTTGCTTGCTTCAATGGCTAGGTCTTGAAACGCGTTAATGCCTTTAACGGCAAAAGCAGCAAAGGCGGCACCTGCAGCGATAGCAAAAGTTGCTGCGTGTTTTTCTACTGTATCCATAACAGACTTCGCGCCTGCTTTGAACTTGCCTAGCCCGCCTTGAGCCTCGCTGACGGCCGTTTTGAAATTGCCAAAAGCAATCTTGGCTTGTTTAAGACCTTGATCTTGAAGGTCGGTAATGATTGGGATACGGATAGCCATTAGAGGATCACCAGTTTCGTTATGGCCGAGATTCGACCCATGACTTCATTTACCGACTTTGACATCTCTGCCTCAATGGCACCTGCGTGCTGTTCATAGGACCGCCACATGACACGGGAAGGAATCTGAAATGCGTTTAGAGCGTTGCCAAGAGGGTTAGAGGTCTTTCTGCCTGCCATGTCAAAAATGGCAGCTGCAGCGTCTTTTTGAACAATGGTCAAAACTGCGTCTTGTTTTTTAGAAAGTGACGT